AACCTAAAGAAGGTAAAGATTATAAATTCATTGATTTTACTGATTCGGAATTAACCGGCATAATGATTTTAAAAGGTGATTATGCCGGTGTAGTATACCATTATGGAAAAGTTAGAGTTAAGGAACAAGGTGCTTTAGCTACTTTACAATTCGGTTATACTATTGTAAATTCAGGTAAACACGACATAGACCTATTGCAAAAAGATGAAGAATTTAGTACAATGATGGGTGACATACTTACTGAAATTTTATTAAAGCATGATAATGAAAAGATTAGAAACCACGATCCTGAAGAATTTGATCTACAATGAAGAATATGCTCGCAAGGTTGTACCATTCATTAGGCAAGACTATTTTTCAGATCAAACAGAAAGAAATGTATTTAAAGAAATATCTGATTTCACAAATAAATATAAAACACTACCAACACACGAAGCTCTAGTAATTAATTTCACCGAAAGTAAATCGCTTACTGAACCAGAAGTTCGTAATGCGGTTAATCTTTTGAATCAAATACATGATGACAAAGACCCAAGTGAACAACAATGGCTGACCGAGCAAACAGAAAAGTTTTGTCAAGATAAAGCCATTTACAATGCCATCATGGAATCTGTTTCAATCCTTGATGACAAAACACATAACAAATCCAAAGGTGAAATTCCAAAATTATTGAGTGATGCACTTGGCGTATCATTTGATAGTTCCGTTGGCCATGATTACATGAATGATTCTGATTCACGGTATGATTTCTATCACCGTGTTGAGTCTCGCATTCGTTTTGATCTTGACCTGTTCAATAAGATTACAAAGGGTGGTTTTCCAGTCAAGACTTTGAATATCGCATTGGCTGGAACTGGTGTTGGTAAATCCTTGTTCATGTGCCATTGTTCTGCTGCCGCTTTAAGTCAAGGTAAGAATGTTTTGTATATCACAATGGAAATGGCAGAAGAAAAGATTGCTGAACGTATTGATGCAAACTTATTGAATGTTGACCTGAATGAATTGCAAACATTGACTCGTGAAGATTACCTGCGTAAGTTTGATGTTCTAAAAGATAAGACACAAGGCAAACTAATTATCAAGGAGTATCCAACAGCATCTGCTCATGCAGGACACTTCCGTTCTTTGTTGAATGAATTGAAGTTGAAGAAGAACTTTGTTCCAGATATTATCTTTATTGATTACCTAAACATCTGTTGTTCAAGTAGAATTAAGATGGGTGCTACAGTAAACTCATATTCTTATATTAAATCTATTGCTGAAGAATTAAGAGGTTTGGCTGTTGAGTTTGGTGTTCCAGTTGTTAGTGCTACTCAAACAACCCGTAGTGGTTTTAGTAACACCGATGTTGGCCTGGAAGATACTTCTGAGTCATTTGGTTTGCCTGCAACGGCTGACTTTATGTTTGCTTTGATTAGTACAGAGGAACTTGAGCAATTGAACCAGATTATGGTTAAACAGTTGAAGAATCGTTATGGTGATCCAAACCTGTATAAACGATTTGTTGTCGGTGTTGATAGATCCAAGATGCGGTTGTATGATGCAGAACCATCTGCTCAGGCTGGTATCATAGACACTGGTGTGCCTGATGATGATAAACCACTGAACACCTTTGGCAATAGAGAGCGAAGATTTAATTCTAAATTTGAGGGTGTTAAAACATGAAGTATAAAGCCCTCTACAAAAAAATGCATTCGTTTTCTCCAAAAATTGTTGGTGAAAAAACTGTGAGACAAATAATGTATTGGGCTCGTAGAATGATGAGTGAACATAATGTACAGGTTAATAAAATTATTGATAGTAGTAATGTTGCATTAAGTGGATATACTATTGGAGGTTTCTTTAACCCCATAAAACAGTTTGGTGAAAGTGACATTGAATTGTATATTGTGTTTAATGAAAATGATAAAGACAAAATGTTTATTATTAATCCATTAGCAGCACAATTTATCATTGACGAAATGTTTAAGACATATGTACATGAGAAACGACACCGATATCAATTTAGGAAAAAAGGTAAGGCCAATGTTAGACGCTACAAATCTTCAGTTGCGGATTTGGATTTGAAATATGATATGGAATATTATGGCGATGCAGATGAAATTGATGCCTATGCTCAAGAGGCAGTAATTGAAATGCGCCTCATTGGATATTCTGCCTCTATGGAAAAGTACCAAGAATTGTTTGCAAAAAATGATCCGGTAGTGTATAATAGGTTCTTAAAGAAGTGCTACAAATTTGAAGATAAAATATCCTTATGAGTTTAAATAGAGAACAAGCACTATATGTTGCCCAAGTATTTGAAAATTATTTTGGCAACTTTAATCGCATTGATGAGTATATGCGTGAGCAGAAAATGAATTCTTTGGCTGAAAGGCCATTCTCATTGCCAGGATGTGGACCAGAAGATGAATTGTTTTCTGACTTCACAATGGCACCTGAAGATATGGAATTTGAAATAGTTAAGTTGCCTTCTGACCGTTGGCAACTATACCTAGATATCATTTCTTCCCATAATAATCTATCAAGTCCCGGCAGAAACATCAAGTTGGCTGTGCTTGAGAAAAAGACTAATAAGTGGGTCGGGTTCATACGGATAGGGTCTCCAACGATTATGATGAAGCCTCGTAATGAGTTACTAGGCTGTGTGATTACAAACGAAACGGCAACGACCAAATCGTTTAATAACGCATCTGCCATGGGTTTTGTTATTGTACCTGCACAACCATTTGGGTATAATTACCTTGGTGGTAAACTGTTGGCGGCAATCTGTTGTTCACATGAAGTCCGTGAAATGATTAATGCTAAGTATGGCATGAATATGTGCTTGTTTGAAACAACCAGTTTGTATGGCACATCAAAGGCTATTTCACAGTATGATGGTATGAAACCATACCTAAGATTTAAAGGTGTGACCGAATCTGATTTCTTACCAATGATGCATGGAAAACCATATGATGACCTAAAAGATTATGTGGAAAAAATCAATGGTGGTTCATTTGTTCCTGAAGATGCATCAAGTCGTAAGTTAAAGATATCAAGTACAATTGTTGCAATGACCAAAGCCGCCTTGAAACCACATAAAGAAGATTATGATAGGTTCATGGCAACCATTACAAAGGCCAAGGCCTTGACTGAACAGAAACGGTACTATGTCTCTGATTATGGTATTGCTAATTTCAAAGATATTGTTCTTGGAAAGACAGATAAGATTGTTAAGAATGATAACTATGATAAACACTATTTGGCTAACATTACAGACTGGTGGAAGAACAAAGCAAGCAACAGATTTATATCACTCAAGAATGAAAACCGAGTGAGAACAGAAATAGAGGTTTGGACTAGTGGTAAAGAGATTGACATAATTCGGTAGTTGTGATAGTATAAATACTCCAATAAACAACGGAGTATTAAATGGCAGAAGGAATATCAGGAGCCGGCGCAGAAATAACAGCATTAGCTGAAAGCCTTCAAGCATATGCTTGTGCAACAAGGCAATTTATTGGCAAAGACCTTACTGACATATCTCAAGTAACTTCTAAAACTATTAAAGACGCCGAATGTGACAGAACATTAGAAAAATGTTTAAATGGATTAGATGCAAATTGGATTATAAGTATTATTAAAACCGCAAATCAAATATTTGTAGATATTCCTGAAGCAAAAGTGGGAAATAGATATAAATTTTATAGAGGCGGAAAATTTGTAGATTCCATATATAATGAGTGGCGTAGAATGAAGGTTGGTAGTGGACTTACAGGAGATGACAAATGGAATCCTGCTGATATTTGGATGGCTAAAAAAAGTTTTAAATTGGAAACTAAATGGCCAACATTGAGAGATTACAATCGTTATATTTTTGATAATTTTGCTAATAAAGAATTAATTGGAATTTCTCTAAAAAAATTAGATCCTAAAGGTTCAGCTAATTCCAAAATATATAATGCTGGTAAACCTTTAACAGCAGAATTTACAGGAACTAAACTTGGCCAAAATATGTTAGATTCAAAAGATATATACATACAATTTGATTCTGAAGGCAAAAAAGGTGAAATTCAATTAAGAAACTTTTCAAGCAGAGCAGTTCCTTCTTCATGGCAAGGAGAAATTAAAGGCAAAACTTCAGCTGGAGGAAAAATAGGCGGCGGAGTTATATTCCAAGGCGCTGTCAATAGCGGAGTTCAAAGATCAAAATTAACATTTCCGAATCAAGTTCCAATTGAAAAACCATCTGAGTCTGATTTTAAAAAATTCGCAACAATGTTTAAGCAGTTATCTGGTAATAGAGAAACAATCCCTAATTTAATAACTGAAGCTAAATTAGGACACAAAAAAGATAAAACTTGGTGGATGTCTAAGTATATTGGCATTGATCTCATTTATACAATGATTAAAGAAAACAAAATTGATGCACTATGTTCATATATGTTTCAATATGCTTCTTCCGCCACAGAAAATAGTAGTATTTTCATAAAGTATAGTTAAAATGAAATTTTCAGAATTCCTTACAGAATCAAAAGAGGGTGCTAACTTACACCTTGAACACCTAGAAGATGAGGTGTTGAATAATGGAACAAATGGTGCTCGTAACGCCATCAATTTCTTGCAATCATTGAGAGATATGCTTGCTGGTAATTCAACATCCAAAGTTAGTGTGACAACAAAATGGGATGGTGCACCTGCTGTATTCTGTGGCACCAATCCAGACAACGGTAAATTCTTTGTTGGTACTAAGGGTGTTTTCAATGCCAATCCAAAATTGAATTACACCGATGATGACATTGACGCCAACCATGCAAGTGAAGGCCTTAATGCTAAACTCAAAGTTGCACTAAGATATCTTCCAAAGTTAGGTATCAAAGGTATTTTGCAAGGTGATATGATGTTCTCCAAAGGAGATATCAAAACACAGGTAATTGATGGTGAAAAGTATATCACCTTTCAACCAAACACCATCGTGTATGCTGTGCCTGCTGATGCTAAGTTAGCACAAACAATGTTGGCTGCACAGCTAGGTATTGTGTTTCATACATCATACACCGGTAAGTCAATGTCAGACTTGAAGGCTTCTTTCAACATTGATATTAAGAATATGACAACAACCAAAGATGTTTGGTTCCGTGATGCATACTTCTTTGATGCCTCTGGTGTGGCTACATTCACCGAACAAGAAACAAAACAGATTACTGGCATACTATCTAATGCAGGCAGAACTTTACAATCTATCAATTCATTGAACCTGAATCGTATTGCTGCTAATGATGTTATATTGACATACATTAAGACATTCAATAACACTAAAGTCCGTGAAGGTCAAGCCATCAAGAATACTACAGCTCATACGGCTGAATTGGTGCGCTGGGTTGAAGCTAAGTTGAACAAAGATATTTCTGATGCCAAGAAAGAAGAAACTAAGAAGAAGCGTGTCAGAGAAAAAACTGAGATTATGCGTTTCTTCCGTTCTGCGGCTGCTGATTTAAGAAGCATATTTGATTTGATGAATCTTATTGTAGATGCTAAGAATATGATTGTCAAGACACTACAACAGATTAAACAAATCACTGGAACATTTCTTAAAACGGATGATGGCTTCAAGGTCACAAATCCTGAAGGTTTTGTGGCAGTTGATAAACTAAAAGGCAATGCAGTTAAGTTGATTGATAGGTTAGAGTTTGCTCATGCCAATTTCACCGCTGCAAAGGC